ATAATAACACAATCATAATACTTTGTCAAGTTTTCTACCAAGAAAATGTTTATACTTGCCTTCCTGAACGCGGCAACGGTCAATCAAACGATCAAAAGTATTGTTCTCCAAGTTATGAAGCATCTTATCAATACGGTTATTGCGAATAAACTCCATCCAATGAGGATGAATTTCATCAAATTTCTTATCATAGTAACGAGGAGGACGCATCTTCTTACCGTTGATAACAACATAATCATTGGCGTAGCATTCTTCGCCATGTTTCTCGAGCCATTTAGCACCTAAACCGGGACGATTAGAAACAACCATGAATTCAGGAATACGACCTTTATAGTGAGAAGGAGCGTCTTTACCTGTCTGTTTTTTAACTATATAGCGAGCGACATAGGCAGCAGAATCAAAGCTAAACTCACCAATAAGATGCATACCGTATTTCCATACTTTGGCAAAACGAGAAGAAGTATAAGTATTATAACCATCTGTACGGAACCGAAAAATTTTGTCATCAAAATCAATATTAAACAAAATGTAATGATAATGGGGACGACCATGAAGTTCACCATATTCACCACAGCCAAGAAAGCGAATACCACTGCCATACTCACGACGAAGATTTTTCATAAAAGTCTGATGAAATTTCTTGCTTAAACTTTTATCACGTGGCAAATGATAATCGTCGAAAGTGCAAGTAACGAAATAAGCAGAAGACGAAGAACGGGCTTCGTGAACAGCACGGACAGCCCACTGTCTACTATTCTCGAGACGACAACCGATACATTGTTTACAAGAACAACGAATGAAACGACTATCGCCAGCAAACTCAGGGTGAGAGGCAAGGCTACCGTAAAAACTATAATGTTGCTTTCCATATTTCGTAATTGCTCCTTCAACTGGATACATAAGAATAGGATTATAACAAACCATATTAATCACCTGTACCGATTGTATCAGGATTAAGTCAGAATGTCAAATCCTAAATCCACCTCGTCCTACTCTTTTAAAATTTCTACGACGAGATCTGGAGGTACGCCGAAAAAGACGGCGAGAACCTCGTTTAGATAAGCGACGTCGTCTCATTTAGCATCCCTCCAAGAACCGAAAAAACGGCTAGTTTTTTTAGAATCATTCTTATTAGCAACTGGCTCAACAAGTTGAGCAACATCGGATTGAAAGTCCGAGGCAACCTTTTTAGCAGTAACAGTATTCAAAGAAGCTTTACCTTTCAGAGCTTCAATTAGATCCACAACTTCCTGAATAAAGGGAACAACAACAGAAACAATAAAAGTCAAAATCATAGTAGTTTTATTAGACATAAAAGTTATCTCCTTCCAAAGTAACGACCTCCGAGGAAGCCTATAACATTTTTAACGGCAGAACCAATACCAGTAACGGCAGATCTGGGAACACCAGAAAGATTTTCAATATTCTTATAGAAATCACGTTCCATACCGGCCATTTCAGTTTGGATATTATCAAAAGCGGCAGCAGAATTAGCACGATTAGCAGAAGCGATATTATTTAAAGCACTGGTAGTAAGATAAGAACCCTGAAGACGAAGGTTTTCAAGTTCCAAATTCATCTTCTCAAGCTCGTAACCAAGACGTTTTTCATAAGTCTGTTCGCGAAGATTCAAATCGTTCGCAAGAATACCATTCTGAAGAACTGTACCATGGGTGCTCTGACGCACAGAATCGGCTTCTGCGACGTTTTTATCAATTTGAGATATAGCAAGATGCTCAGCATTCTTAGCCTGCCTTTCAGCGGCACTAGCAGCTTTAGCAGAGTTCATAGTAGAACCTATGTCGCTCATACCTACAGAAGCGGCCGAAGCTCCAGATATAGAACCGCCTATACCATTGGTTGCAGCAAGAATAGGATTAAGACCAGCTTTTCGCATATCTTCTACGGCCCATTGGTAACGATGTTTATAATTTTCAACGTTCCACGCGTTAGCCTGTGCGGCATTAGCGGAATTGTAATGATTCTGAACTGCAGATCCAAGAACAGAACCAGCGACGCTGCCTAAAGTATTAGAAAGCCAAGACATGAAACCAGCTCCTTTTAGAAATGATCAACAAGACCAGGCGTGCCAAACATAGGCATAGGACGCACAGTGGTATAGCGAAAACCTATATCAAGCAGGAATTCAGGTTCATCAGTAACGGCGATAATGCGATCAATAGGCGGATTTTCAATAATAAACTCTTCGTTGAGAACCGGGGCATTCTTAAAGAACTGGGACAAATGCCACTTATCTAAAGAACCATTAATTACAGAACTACGGAACTTGCCTGTAATCTGCGAAGGTTTATAGCGATATTCGGCATAGCGTTCCTGATAGCCAAAAACAGTACTATCAGCTTCGACACCTTGAGCATAGATCTCACGAAGCTCAACAGCCTGTTCGCCAAGATGAGCGAATGTAGGCCAATAAAAATCATAAACAGTAGAGCGAAGCCACATCTTGTTAATACCTTGCTGATAAGTAAGGTCGGCACGAGCGCAAACAAAGCCTATAATATAGCCATGCTCAACGAAAGATTTTGTAAAACCATGGAACTTAGCGGCAGTAACACCATAAGCAGATAGATTGCCTTGAGGAGAGGTGTTGTCGGTTGAAGAAGTCTGAGCTATTGGATTGACGTTAACCATTTTAGTGAAAGAGCCGAGGAATTCCGGACGTTGAAGACGAGAATCAGGAGAGACTACGCCAAAGAAAGAGCGAAGCACTTCTGTATACCGACTACCACCACGAGCAAGACGTTCATAGAACTTCTGCATCTGAAAAGCTGTACGTAAGCTGTTAATAGTAAAAATGCTCGAAGTATCCAAGTCAACATAAGAATCATTAGCAAGAAAACCAGAAGCAGGCTGAGCTGACATAGTAATTTTATCACTCGTGTTGCCAGCAAAGCCACCTACACTACTCCATTCAGTACCTCCTGTACCTCTACTAAAGCTAATAGATCCATCACCTTTCGCAGACCTACCGCCACCAGAAGAAGAGGAACTGCCACTATAAGCGGAAACAGCAGCAAGTTGATTAGAAGTGCTGTGGAGCAGATAACCAGGCATAGGCGAAGGATCAACTATAGAAGCGGTACCAGCAAGACCTATAGATACACCGGGTCCCTTCTGCGTCCAAGGCAGAGCAGAAGTAAAGTAATCATGACGTTTACCACGAGGCGGACAGACTAAGCCGGGAACAATATTGGTACCTGACGTGAAAAGCCAAGAAGGCTGTTCAGAAGCTCGGGCAGAATTCAAAACTTCGTTGGTATCGCCTTTCTGAATCTTAACGGATTTTTGGAGGTTTTCATCTCTAAACCATTCATTCCAAATAAGGTAAACACAACGAAATGGAAGAGCGCTAATACCAGATAAATTACCAGACGTATTCACGGGCAAGCCGAAGTAGTCCCAAAGAGAGCCTACATAGGCATTTTCAGAGTTGCCAGTAGCAGAAACAGTAGGAATAACATAATCAGTACTATCATCAGGGTCTTCCTGTTCAAAACAGAAATTCTGCCAGTGTTCCCAAACGAGGCGATTTGGAACAAAAAAGAAAAACCAGTCCAGATAAATATTATCCATAATAGGCTTAATAGGAGTAGCCAAACGAGCGAAATAATTAACAGACATACGAGTAGTATCGCCAGGCAAAACCTCGTCAACAAATATAGGTATAAGCTTACCTGAATCAAACGTTGTCTTATGAACATGCGAACGGTCGAATTTAGTCCTTTTCATGTACATTGCAGGAGCATCGCTAAAGCGATGTCCTCGAACTCTTATTTTTTTCCGAGCCAAAATTTCACCTTCTTCGAAGTGTAAACCTAATAATTAACCTAAAGCAAATTATTATTAGGTTTTAGATTATTTTTGCGTCACCTACGCCAGTTACATCAAGTAAGTAACTGGCTTCGGTGACGCCTATTTTTGTGTTTCTTCATTATTTTGTTCTAAAGTGTTACTTTTTTCTTGTGTTTGTTTACTACTTACGGACTGTTGTGGTTCATCAAAGGTATATTTGCTACCGTACAAACCTTGTTGTTGGAGATAATCGAGCGTTTCAGGATTGTTCAATTGATTGATGAAATTCATAGGATCGTGACCGAATTTAGCTCGAATGTAAGCGGGTAAACTGTAGAATTCTTCACGAACTCCAGACACAAGCTCAAGCGCTGTACTGTAGTCACCGGGAAGCGTTGCATCTCCGAACTGCAGATAAGCGTATTGCGAACTATCGCCGAGGTCAAGAGTCATGATACCTTTCTGACCGTCTGCATACTTATTTACGATGTAATTGATATCAGTTTCATCTTTCTCGTCCTGAACCGTAAGAGAGGGCATAGTAAACTCAATGCCGCAATGATCATGTTCTTCTACAGGATCATAAGCTGTCTTAAATTTCATAGTTTCACCTCCTTTCGCAGGCGCCTAGACGCGGCGGGCGTAACGTACAAAAAAAGGGCGATCTCAATGAGATCGTCCTTTTTCTGATACGCTCTTTATTAGATTAACATTTGGTAGAGTCTTTGTCAATATTATTCACGTAATCTACGGCGCGACCAACCAATACAGGAATGCAGGATTCGTCACAATGCTCAACATAATAACGGCCATTAATATCGCCAAGGTTACCGACATAATAAAGACTAAAATCTTCAGGATATTTACAAATAAACATTTTATCATCATTTACAATAGACTCGAAACTTCTCAAAGCGAGCATATCATTGTGGAAAACCTGTGGAGGACCGAATTGTTCAGCCTTTTGATCATAAACAGAATAAAGTCTCAGAAGAACCATCTCCTTTTCTAAGTGCAATTAAGTAACGACGAATCATAAGGTGCAACGTGTTACTAATAACAAAATAGTCATTATCAAGACGAATAACATTGTCACCGGCAGACTTAAGTCGATAAGCAGCATATTTGCTACCACGAAATTTAAAAGTAAAATCAATGCCGCGATAAGCACAAAATTTTTTAACTAATTCAAATTCGCTAATAAGCATCGCTCCTTTCTTGACTCAATAATAACACAATCATAATACTTTGTCAAGTTTTCTACCAAGAAAATGTTTATAC